CCTGTTTCTTCGGCTGCGTCCCCCAGTTCTTTTATGCCATCCGCCCCAAGTTCCATAAGCGGTGCAAGGTTAGCACCTGACCGCCCGAAGTTATCAAGCAGGAACTTTGTGCGCGCTATCGGATCTTCAATCGCCATGTATTCATCCGCAAGCCTGCCCATACCTTCTACAGTTGGCTCAAGCCCGTTTCTGATGGCAATATTCATGCCGGTATTCAGATCCTCAAAACTGACCTTGACATCATCCGCCGCCTGGATCAGTTTGCTTGCTTCCGTTGGCGTAGCACCAATAGCGCGTGAAAGCTCCCTTACTTGCTCGGCATAATCAACTGTTTGAGTAATAACCTTATCATATACGCCTGACAATGACTGGTAAGCCTGCTGTGCCAGTTGAATGCCCTGGTTGATTCCAGTAAAAGCGGTCATCAAGGAATCAAATTTATCGCCGGAAGTTTTAGCAGTGTTGCCAGCATCACCCAGCTTATCTTCCATCTTGTCAAGTGATGTCGCAGCATCCTTTGCTTCATTCTCTAATTTATCTAATGCGGTATTAACCGGCTTGATGTCATCTTCCAAGCCGGTTACTTCTTTTTTGCTGTCCTTGATACCTTTTACAAGGTCGCTAAGGTCAGCCCCAATTTTCCAGAATATCGAGCCTATTTCGGTTGCCATATCACCTCAGTATTGAGTTTTGAGCGTTGGTCTTTCCATCGCGCACTTGCAACCATTCGTGAAAGTCCGCCATAGACAGCGCGTCTACATATTCAAGCGTCCACCCAGTTTCCTGCACTATTTGCCAGCGCCAGTATTCCCAAGGCAGTCCGCCCTTTCTTACTATTCCGAGATAGACGCGCTTACTAAGTTTTTTGAAACCTGATCCGCCATCTTTTCATAGGATTTCCACATAGCAATAGCAACCGAGCGGTGGTCTATAACATTCAGATCACCCAGCTCTTCAGCACTCATACCGACAAGTTTCCCGATTATCTCGTCTGCATGATCGTTATTAGTGCCTTGCGATGCTAATAAGCGAAAATCCCTTTGGCTGACTTTGGTCCAATCAAACTCAATCTCTTTTCCATTCGATAACTTCATTATGTCCATGCTCCATTCGCCTGGAATGTGCAAGAAATTTCGACCACATCGTTATATGGAATGTTTGTTCGCGCACCCATGCAAATAGCGGGATAGGTTTTGCTCGGCTTGCCGGCTGCTGTTCCCTCAGGATAGACAATTAGCGTGCCGCTTGTTCCAGGCGCTAAAGCCGTCAGCATCGCTGTTCCTGATGCCTGCAATAACCCGCTCCAGTCAATCGTTGCATCCTTCAGTGTCGCGATGTAGCTTTTATAGGTGTCAGCACCCGCACTGCATTCAGCTAAATCCACGCTCGGATTCTCTGAAATTGACCGGAAGTCGGTGTTTAGTGGCACCGTTCCGCCTGAATAAATCCAGGATATTACTGCATTCTGTCCAGTTATATCTGTCATAATTATTTAGCCTCCAATGTGCTATTGATCTAATCGGATGCGATAATACGCACCCGCCGTCCATGTTGTAACGCCGGCTTCATCTGTTTCTGGATAAGCGAATTCTGTTTCCCTCGCGCTCCAAAAGTTAGTCCATCCGGTCACGCTCAAAGTCTGCTTATGAAGCAGGTCGCAAATTCGCGCGTCAATCGTGCCAGCCTGCGCCGCTGTTTCTGCATAAGCCCTCACATAAACCAGTTGAGTCGTTGACTCGCTCGGTGTCATGTTGTCGGGTGCTGAGTATTGATAGCTCCATACCACATAAGGCAAGTCAGTTCCTTTTGGAGCCATGCCGTAATAAATAGCCGTTCCGCCTAGTGAACTGATCAGTGCCGTCCCAGCAGATAACGTGCTGGAAATACTTGAGTTCAGAGGTAAGTAAGCACTAACACTTGTCATTTTATAAGTTCCTTTAGCGCCTTCTCAAATTTGGGACGCTGTGTCTCACCTGCTATTCCAAGAAAGGGACGCGATGGCATTTTAGAAGTTCCAAGCTCAACATGGATTGCGTATTCCATCGGATAAACTACCAGCGCACTGCCTTTTTCTACCTCTTCTGCAATATCTTCATCTATGACGGCATCTGGATTCTTTTGCTTTGCAAGGTTTGCAGCCGCTTGATAATTACTGCCAATACTCGTTTTGGTGTAAGCGCTGTTTCTCAAAGCACCCGTATCAACCGGCGCAACACGTTGGCTCATATCTTGTATTCTGAACGCATGTTCTCTGGCAAGTTTATCGGCGCTATCTTCAAGCGTAGCAAGCAGCTTATCGCAAAGTGCAGTGTCAATCTTTAGGCTTGCGCTCATTATCTTATCTGCTCCAGCACAGCGCGCCTTACCACGTTCCAGGATTGTCCCAAGTTCACACTCACTACATTGAAAGTAAGATCACCCCATTCAACCCTGTTTGCCTGCGTGATGGTCGTATCATAAGGCACGCTCAACATAGCGCGTGTGTAGATCTGTTCAGAGTCCGAAGCCAATGCCTCTTTTCCAGACGTGAAGTCAATTCTGCAGGCCACACTTGCGCTTGCCGTGCCCCATGTTTCAGTCCAGGACCCCATGCCATCACTGGTACGGGTTAGGCTCAGTATATTGCAGGTGTCCGGCATCAAATATTCAATATCATCTTGCATTTGACACAGTTCTTCAGCTGTTAATCCGCTCATACATCACTCCTGATAATTTTTACAGACTGAACTGCCCCGCCTGGTGACATGTTTTTATAATAAGTTGCCATGTCAAGATAAGACCGCCTCAAGTCACTGCGCTTGATGGAATGACCGTCAGTTGAAAAGTCAAACATCTTTGCCACGTTAGCGGCTTTTATCATCCATATATCAGCAGCCGCACCATAAAGATCATAGGTGCTGCCAGTCCAGTAATAGGTTGACCCTTTTGTGTCTGTGGTGAATGTAGCCAAGCCCCTGGTGTAATCCATCGTCCAGCCGCTAATTGTGCCGTCCACATCTTCAATCTTGAATACAGCCGTACCGCTTTCAATACTTCCATAACCCAAGTCATAGGATAGATAAACAACTGACCCAGCTGAATATGATTGAATAGGATCCATTTCATAATGCACGATGTCGGCGCGGTGGCGGTCTAACACGCGTTGAATCTCTTCATCATCCCAATAGGATTTATAACTGGAGTCTGTTTCTATCGTCCATTCAGCCGTGCCTGCGTTGGCATAAGCCCGCACTGTATCAATTAGCGTTTGCATCCCTGTTCTAACAGTCATAATATAAAACTCCTAAATCGCAACCTTTGCCCATTCTCGCATGATACCGAGCCTGTCAGGGTACATGGTTGCATGTTGAATACGCGGGTGTTCTGGTTGCGGTCTATCCCAAACGTGTACATTCCAGCTATTATCAAGCTGGCAAGTGTGTTTATAGACTTCGGTCGGTATGCCAAGATAAACAGGACGTCTTATATCCACATAACCCATCAATTCCATCAAAGCGGATTGTTCCCACCAGGGCGCATTAGACCAGCCGCGATGCGCCATTCGCCACATCTGCTCAAGAACAGGAATCATGGCACGCCTGTTATACCAGACCTCAGTATTGGGCACTTCGCCATCGCCCGTGTGATGATAGACCATAGCTTGCCAGGCGTCTGCTCCAACCGGCAGATCCTCGCGTCCGTCCACGATCACCAAATCAGCACCGAGCCACAAAACCTCTTCATAAGTTTTTAGCGCTTCTAACAGCACCGGAACTTTGTACCACGCAGGCGGCATCTTTGGCTCCAACCCTTCTACAACCAGAAGTTCGTAACCCTGCCGGTCTGCAAAGCTCTTAAAGCTCGGTAATGCTATTTTTAGCATCTCTGCGCATGGACCCGTTCCAAAAGTAACAATCGCTCGTTTCATCATACTGGAATCCCCACTGGGCAAGCCAGCCTGAACTCATTCATCCAATACTCAAAGCGGTTTGCTGGTAATGTCGGCGTGCCGTGAAAATTATTCATTTGCTGTTTATCATCTTCAGTCCGTTTGTGATACCAGCCCTCGCGCCGTTGAATTTCTGCAAACTCAGTACCTTCCATTGCATCACAGTATGTCGTCTGCCGGTATTGAATAATCCCTTCCTGGTAAGCCTTAGCAATCGCATCACGCGTGATTGCCAGATCCTCTTCTGTTTCCATGTAATTGCCAATCATGGTGAATACACCGTTCTCAATACCAGCATCTCTTGATACTCTAAGCGTGTGCCAAATATCCTCTGTGGTCGTGTGCTTCTTGACTGCCTTCAATACCTTTTCACTAAAGGATTCAACACCCCAAAAGATAGTGCGACAGCCAGCGCGCTTGACATCCGCCATCAATTCAGGCGTGATATAGCGTTTATT